CTGGACTGGGCCGAAGCAGTAGCCGAGGACTTATCTGCCCGAATTGAGGGTGGCCCGTGACCGTTGTCGCCGGCCTCGTCGTAGGCAACCAAGCGTGGATCGGCGCAGACTCCATGGCATCAGACGGGGACACCTGCGCCACGACCGCCACGCTCAAAATAGGCCGGTTCGGGAACCTCCTGATGGGATACGCCGGGAGTTTCCGAGCAGGCCAGCAGTTCTTTAAGGTCGCAGCCAAAGCCCACCTGCCGACGATGGAGCAACTCCTCGAAAGCGTGAAGCCCGACGACAACGACTGGACGCTGCTGGTCATCGAGAACTGCCGAATCTACGAGGTGTCCAACGACTTCGCCGTCATCGAGGCGAGCAAAGAACACGGCATCTCCTACGGAGCCATCGGCACCGGGCAGGCCACGGCACTTGGGGCGCTGTACGTCGCCACCAGCGAGCAGCCAGACGAGGGGAGCCTCATGCGCTGCCTCGAAGCCAGCGCCGAACACTGCCCTTCGGTGCGTGGGCCGTTTCGTTTGGTAGAGTTGTAGAATGTTACTCAAGGGGAATTGCCTAGAAACGCTGGCCACGTTGCCGGGCAACAGCGTGGACTCAATCGTTACGGATCCGCCCTACGAACTTGGCTTTATGGGGAAGTCTTGGGACAGTTCAGGGATTGCGTACAACCAAGAACTCTGGGCGCAATGCCTACGAGTACTAAAGCCCGGTGGACACCTTCTGGCCTTCTCGGGCAGTCGCACCTACCACCGCATGACCGTCGCCATCGAGGACGCTGGATTTGAGGTACGTGACCAAATCATGTGGATTTATGGCTCGGGATTTCCCAAATCGCTTGACGTTAGTAAGGCAATCGACAAGGCTGCTGGAGCCGAGCGTGAAGTTGTGGGAATCAAGTCTGTCGGAATAAAAAATGGAGCGGCAGGTGGTTCTCACGAATACGGACTTAAGGCATCAGAGGTTGACATCACCGCCCCAGCAACTTCCGAAGCCCAACAATGGCAAGGTTGGGGAACAGCCCTAAAGCCAGCACACGAACCAATCTGCGTAGCTCGCAAGCCCCTAACCGGCACAGTCGCAAGCAACGTGCTGGAGTGGGGAACGGGCGCACTGAACATCGACGGGTCGAGGGTGAGGACGGGGGGGGGGGGGGGGGGGTCCGAAGATGAAAGATGAAGACATCCCGACATCGCAGGCATCTAAGTCAGTCACCGCTTACGGTAACGGACTTAATGGGCCGCCCAATCATCCTGTCGAAGGTTTAGGTCGCTGGCCCGCCAACGTAATCCATGACGGAAGCGACGAGGTGCTGGCAGGGTTCCCAAACTCAAAGGGCGGTCACTGGCCTCAAACCAAGACCACCGGCTTCGGTGACTTTGGCGGTGGCTCATCGGAATACTTTGGCGCTGGGCCGAAAGACACAATAGACGGCTCCGCAGCCCGTTTCTTCTACTGCGCTAAGGCCAGCAAGTCCGAGCGCAACGCAGGGCTAGAGGGGTTGCCGGAGAAACGAGAAAGCGACCGTGAAAAGGATGACGGTGCAGGTGGAGATAATCCCCGAAACCGCACCAACACGCCACGTCAAAACTTCCACCCCACCGTCAAACCAATTGCACTTATGCGCTACCTAGTCAAACTAGTCACCCCACCCAACGGCACAGTTCTTGATCCATTCTTGGGTAGTGGCACAACGGCAGTCGCAGCGACACTAGAGAACTTCAACTGGATTGGTTGCGAGATGACCGAGGACTACTTTCCGATTATCGAAGCACGAGTGGCGTGGGCTGAAGCGCAACCCAAGACACTTTTGTAACCACCCCATAACCCTTGTGGTTGCTATGTGTTACCAAATGTGGTATCGTTATATGGTACTTGTGGGCTTTATGTCCATTGACAAGACAACCTGACATTGGCATCCTGACATGACGCAAAACTCCAAAAGCGGATACATACGCACCGAAGAGCAAGCACTGATTGACACGGAAGCACTTAAGCTCCGTTCTATGGGCTGGACTTACCAGCAAATTGCCGACCACATGGGTTGCTCCAAGCAGACCGCTTCGGATCGTTACAAGCGAGCATTGGCGGCAGTACCGTCAGACGCAGTAGACGAACACCGCAAAATTGAGGGCGAGCGACTTGATGCCCTCTTGCGTGTGGCTATGGATAAAGCACTATCTGGGGACAAGGGCGCACTGTTCGCCATTGACCGGGTGCTAGCAATCCAAGACCGCAAAGCCAAACTATTTGGACTCGATGCCCCAACCAAGCACGAAGTCCTCACCCTCGATGCAGTGACCGCCGAGATTAACCGTCTTGAGGCTCAACTAGGGGATAAGCGTGACACTACTCCAGCAGCAGAAACTTCAGGAACTCAAGCGCCTTAAAGGCATTTTAGAGGCCAAGCAAATCGAAGAAGCAGAGCAAGCGGCAAAAGCCCTCAAAACCAATCGCTACCGCCTAAGCGCCCGACCGCAGCAACTTCCCCCAGAGGGCAACTGGTTCGTCTGGCTCATTCTTTCAGGCCGTGGCTGGGGCAAGACCTTCACCGGAGCAGGGTGGCTCATCGAGAAGGCCCTAGAGAACCCGGGCGTGGAAACCGCCGTGGTCGCCCCGACCTACACAGACGTTCGCCGCACCTGCGTTGAAGGGCCATCGGGCATCCTCAAGTCGCTTGCGCCCAATCAACTGAAGTTCTACAACCGATCCAACGGTCAAATCACTTTGGCTAACGGGTCGAAAATACACATGATTAGTGCCGACGAGCCAGACCGTGCCCGTGGACTAAACCTTGCATACGCTTGGTGTGACGAGTTCGCATCATGGCGCTATGAACAGACGTGGACAGAAGGACTTGTTCCGGCTCTCCGCATCGGTGCGAACCCACAGGTTTGCATCACGACGACGCCTCGCCCGACAAAACTCATCAAGGAGTTCGTCAACCGCACAGACGGTTCAATAGTTGTCACCCGAGGCTCGACGTTCGATAATGCTGCCAACCTCTCGGAAGCAGCCCTGCACGAACTAAAGGTGCGCTACGAAGGCACCCGAATTGGTCGGCAGGAACTCTATGGCGAAATCGTTGACGAGGTTGACGGTGCGCTGTGGACGGTTCAGATGATAGACAGCCAGCGAGTCCCCGGTTATCGGGACTTCGTTCGGGTGGTCGTTGCCGTTGACCCAGCCGTGACCTCCGGCGAGGACGCTGACGAGACCGGCATTGTGGTGGTCGGCAAAGGCGCTGACGGCAGGGCTTACGTCCTTGCGGATCGCAGTTGCCGAGACACGCCGCTTGGCTGGGCTAACCGGGTCAAGCAAGCCTACGACGAGTTCGGCGCAGACCGGGTAGTTGCCGAAGTTAATCAGGGCGGCGACATGGTTGAGTCAATCATCAAGCAGGTTGACCCACTCATGGCCTTCCGTTCGGTGCGTGCGAAAGTCGGGAAAAAACTCCGTGCGGAACCCGTGGCGGCTCTTTATGAGCAGGGCCGAGTTTCCCACATCGGCTACTTCGACAAACTTGAGGAACAAATGACCACATGGGTCATGGACTCGGGAACTTCACCAGACCGCCTTGACGCTCTCGTTCACGGCATCACAGAGTTGGGCTTCGCTACCGGCGGAGCAGCCGACCGTTTCTTTGCCAGTATCGCCCCTCCGTGTCCCAGTTGTGGGATGCCCGTTGCGGCTGGTTCACTGGGTTGCCCGTCTTGCGGCACCATCACTAAGCAGTCGGAGAGCGTTCGCAACGTGACCGGCTTCCCAACCTTTTGAGGATTAAGTTGCCACTCTTTAGCCGCAAGAACAAGACAGCCGAAATCGCCAAGGCAGTAGCCGAGGAACTGAACAAGGCTGGTGCCTACGGTGGCGCAGGAGCAAACGGCCCCTACGGTGGATCCTTGCCCCAGTCCCTCATGGGTACGCCGATGTATAACCAGACTGGCTACGCCAACGTGGTTCCGGCTGAACCGACCTCGGGTGGTCAGGGCTTGGCCCAGCAATCCGGTTGGGTGGCGCAGTCCTTAGAGCGCCCCGGCTCGGCTTTCGGCTCAATGCTCGGCCCTGCGGCACCACTCCTCCCTTCGCCCATTGACCCCCTCAACCCTGAAACGGGTCGTGCTGAACCACGCCTCTACCAGTACGAGGTAGCGACTAACCTCAACCTCACCCAGACTGACGTACCGTGGGGAACGCTGCGCTCGCTGGCTGAAACCTGCGACATCATCGCCCGTGCCATCACCATCCGGGTTGGCGACATGACCAAGATGGACTGGTCGTTCACTTTGTCGGACGATGCCATCACCGAAATCATGGCAGAGCAGAACGTCAGCCACGCCCGGGCCGCCACCATCGGTCGTGAGAAGTACGGCGAAAAGATTGCTCAACTCACCGAGTTCTGGGAGAACCCCTACCCCGAACTTTACCGTGGCTGGGCCGAGTGGCTCACCGAAGCGGCGTGGAACCACCTTGTCTACGACGCTGTCGTGGTCTACCCGAAATACAACCTCGGCGGCAAACTCATCGGCTTTGAGTTAATCGACCCAACGACCATCAAGGTCTTGCTCGACAACTACGGTCGCCGCCCGGTCTACCCTGCTCCGGCTTTCCAGCAGATCCTTTGGGGCTTCCCCCGTGGTGAGTTCACCTCCTCGCCCATGTCAGACGTTGACGGCGAGTTCTACGACACAACCCAGCACCCCAACGTTCGCCCGACCGACTCCCTCGCCTACTTCGTCAAGAACCGCCGCACATGGTCGCCCTACGGTTTTAGCCCGGTCGAGCAGTCAATCCCGTGGGCCTCGATTTACCTTGAGCGCCAGAACTGGCTCATCTCCGAATACCAGCAAGGCTCCATGCCGATGACGTGGATGGAGACCGACTCCGACGAGATTGACCACCTGAAGTTGGCTGCCTTCGAGCGAGTGTTCAACGACAAGATCACCGGGTCAACCGCCGAGCGTTACAAGGTCAAGGTTCTGCCCAAGGGTTTCAAGCCCGTCCAGTCTGCCCAGATTGACGAGAAATACAAGAGCGACTACGACGAGTTCTTGGCTAAGCGCATCGCCGCCATCTTTGGCGTTTCCCCAAGCCAGTTGGGTGTCATCGCCCGGGCCGGCCT